AGAAAGCATTAGCAGAAGCAACAAAACAATCGGCAGATTATCTTTATGATGAATTTTCAAAAACTGATGTGGGGAAATCTGTAATATCAAAATCAGATGATTTTGGGGATAGGATATCTGAATTAAATAAACAAATGGAGTCTGTAACTCCAACCACACAACCTACATCTACACCAGTGAGTAGGTTTATACCACCTATTATGGATAATGACATGGTGGAAAGTAGTGAACCGATTGTTATTAACCAACCAACAAGATCTACAACTAATACATCAGAAGAACAAACAGGTGGAAGTGCTTCAATAAGAAATCCTAACTCTACAATCTATAGAACTATAAATTATGAGTTTATGAAACTGGCACCATAAAAAGAAACCCCTCCGAAGAGGGGTTCTTATTTTGAAGATTAACTATTCATCCATTTCTGCCAACTTGGAGAAGTATGCCATATCGTCATCATCCTCAGTGGTAGAACTATCAGTCCAACCAGCACCAGAATCCTGTGCAACTGGTGCAGATCTTGGAGTAGATTCCTTAATCTGTTCTACTGTAGTCCTCTTAACTGGTTCACCACCAGCAAGACCAAGTACCTTATCAAGACGAGATTTCAACTGGTCATAACTCTTGAATTCCTTATCAGAAACCAAATCGTTCAGAGAGTGTTCTGACTTCCAAATCTTTTCAAGTTCAGCATCATCGTTAGACAATGCAGAAGGAGATTCAAACTCTGACTTATCATAGTTCTGATAACCCTCTACCTTACGAATCTTCAACTTGAAGTTAGCACCAGCCCACAAATCAAATGGGTTGATAGCAGTTTCATCTTCAAATGCAGGATTCATTGCTTCAGTAATCTTATCAAAGATCTTCTTACCGAACTTATACAGTTTTACCTGTCCTTCATTCTCTGGATGCTTTGGATCAGAAACGATATAAACGTTTGTGATATAGTTCAACTTACGTTTCTGCTTACGAACGATATCCTTGTTTGCTTCAATACCAGAATTCCACAAAGTAGAATTGTGTTCACAAACAGGACATGCTTGATTCTTAGTAGTCAAGCAGTTGTCAATCAACCACCCACCTGGACCTTGAAACCCATGAGAGAATACCTTGACCCAAGGAAGTGCATCATCACCATCCACAGCAGCTGCAGGGAGGAAACGAATGGTTGCCATACCATTACCTGCCTTATCTACCTCTGGTTTCCAGAAGTTATCGGAACGATCTGAAGATGATTCTGAAGAGTTCAGTGCCTCAACTGCTTTTGCAAGCTTGTCAAGGTTACCGGATTGACGTTTTAGATTAGCAAATGTGCTCATAATTACCTCTTATGTTACGGAATATTAAACGGAGTATAAACGGATTATTTCACTCAATACATGATATCATACTATTTAGGTGAAGTCAACCTCCTATTTTATTAATTCTGATGGATGAATTCTTCTTAGATGGTGAACATCATATAAATTTCCTTTATTATCTTTGTGTGTGGTTGTTTTAATGTGTTCATAATGAGAATTTCTTGGGTGTAAGGTTTCATTTTCATCTTCAAAATTACTGGATGAACCAATAGGTAATATGTGATGTCCTTCACCAGTTTCAATGTGCAATATCTGTCTATTTTTAGGTTTGAAAAATTTTGATTGGGATCTGGTATCTGCGAAATTTTTAGCTACATGAGGATCATGTGATGAAGAAATATAACCAGGAGAATGATAGACGGTATTACCATTTTTAGTTTTTCCAGCTGGTCTTGTGTTCCTAATATCAAAACCTGCACCGGAAAAAGTGTGTGTTTTTATTTTTGATTTTTGGAATGCATTATCTAAATGATGAACATTAATTCCCCCTACTTTTTCTGGTGCTTCTTTTCCATCATTGTGGTGATCAATCAACTCTCCGTTTAGTAATCCACTAGATAGTGTATATTGATTTACCGCATTCTGTGATTCTTCGGGTTTATCGGATAATGAATGTGTATTCTCTAAATGCTTCATTTGATCACCATAGTGGTAGTGACCGCTATATAAATGACCATCATATAAGTCATTATCACTAACATCATAATCATCACCACCAAAATGTGAATTGTGATTCTTAGAAAGAAACTTATTGATGTTTGGTTTTAAAATATTACCAAGAATTGATTCTTGCACTCTTTCATCAAAAAAATAATCTTGATGAAAAGTCATTTTTTTATTTTTAATTTCTTTTTTCTTTGGTTCTTCTTTTGCATGAGAACCATGTCCATTCACAAAATCATCATACATCTTTTCTTTTGCATGAGAACCATGTCCATTCACAAAATCATCATACTTTTTTGGTTGTTTAGATTCTGATAAATATCTTTTAAATGTTTTCATATTTTAAATGTTTTTAAATGTAATTATTTATATGATCAAATATACATTTTAAGAATTGTGAGTGTCGTACCCCAATCCGTATGATATATACCAACTCCACCTTCATCATTCCACTTCTCAATTGTTGAATGTGTATCATCAATCAGAAGTGCATTTTTCTCTGCATATTCTTTCTTGTGTTTCTTACCAGGAACGAATATAGCAGGAAAATCAATTCCCATCTTCTCCAACCACTCTCTTTTATCTCTAGAGATGTTTTTGAACTGCTCTTCATTAGCAGTAGAAGATAGGATAAAAATCTCAATATCTTTTAGTTTCTTTAGGTACTCAAGACCTGGTTTGGCATCTGGCATCAGGTCCAAGTTAGCAAACTCACCATCATCTACAAACTTATTCCAATTGTCTCTCATCTTCTTATGCTTATGAGAGTCCATTGGGTCTGTACCAAATATTTCTATATATCTTTTACGGAAGTCAGCAAGGACACCATCTAAGTCCACGTATATACGTTTGATATCAGGTTTGTTCATTTAATGCCTCTTTTAAAATACTTTTAAATTTCTTTCTATCATAATCTATGAATGGAGTGTACTTAACTATTTTCCTTCTCCATGTAGGATAGATTATATCATCATCAATCTTCTTGTCCCACATAGGAATAAAGTTCATGATATCATTTAGAATACATACAGTTTCAATACAGACACCACCTTCCATTAACACTTGAAGTAGTAAAGGAAAGTTACCTTGTTGTATCTTCAACAAATCATTAGGCGAAGATACCTTCTCAAAGAGAGACATTATATCACTTTCAAAATGATATGTCAAGCTCTGTGTTCTCTTCTGCCACTTCTTATAGTTAACTTCACCTACTTCATTGGATATCTCACCAATCCACTTCACATCAATTTCTAGAAAATTGGAGATGTAGAACTTCTTTAAGTCCTCCATACTATATTTTCTAGACAGTTTACAAAAAGTATATTTATCCTTTCTTGTTTCAAATTTAGATTTAGAAACACTTGTCTTACCATTATATTTTAGAAAATCATAACTATCAGAAGAGAAGTGAAGTTTAAGAGCATTAAATATGGCAAAGGCAGAGAAACCTGTTCCTTCTGTCATCATATAGGCAATTTGGAACTTCTTTTAATCTGGTTTGCTTCCTGTGCTTCTTCACTGATCTTACCCTTTAGAGCATTGGATATCAGTGTACTAGCCACCTCTACTTCCAAACCAGATTCCTCACAATGATGAAGAATAGCATCCAAACGGGTACTACCCATCCTGAGTGCCAACCCCTCTATCATGATACTAAAATTTTGAACTTCATCTTTTGTAGGCATAATATAAACTCACGATGTAAAGGAATATTATATCACAATATTCTATGCTAGTCAAGTATTTCTAATTCTACAGGAGCAGTTCCATCCATTGATAATTGAGTTTTAGCTGCATATGATAGATCTATAATTCTTCCTCTAACAAATGGTCCCCTATCTGTAATTATTACTATTACAGATTTCTTGTTGTTAAGATTGGTTACCTTGACTCTGGTTCCCAATTTCAAAGTTTTGTGGGCTGCTGTCATTTCATACATATTATAAATTTTACCTGATGCAGTTTTATGTCCATGATGTGCTTTACCATACCAACTAGCTATGTTTTGTCCTGCCATTGAGTTCGTTACAATTAATGTCAAAAAAATGAATGACAACAGTTTTATTTTTAGATGTTTCGAATACATCATTTCTTACCTCTTGATTACGAGATTTAGAGTATAAAAATACTCAGAAACCTCTTGGTCTCCAGTTACGATAGATTTTTTCGCTTTTTACTTTTGGAGTGTTTTTAGAATAGGAGTTGTAAGTTCCCGTTTGTTCACTTTGTTTATAATAATTTGTAAATACCTTTGGTAGTTGATGGATGAAAGTTTTTCGTTGGATGAAGGGATGAACTTACAAACCCTTTATTACCCCCAAGGCGCTTGGTGGTATCCAATAAAAGTGGTGGGAATTGTGTTACAAGGAACCCCACCGAACCCCGACTAAGCTGCTAGAGCGTAGTTATAAAAGTCATCGTTTGCTTTTACTTTATTTATCTTCTTCGACTAGGGTTCGCTACGCAACTCCTGATCCTAACGGCTTCTGATTCTTGCCGATCCTAACCTAACACTATTATACACAATCGAAAGGATTATACACCCCCCCTAAATATACTCATCTGAATATACTTAGGTGGAGGTGACGGTCACCACACCGTGTCTTGTATACCTTCGTGTAGGCTTCAAACAGATTCTATTTTACTACCTTTGTGTTTTTGCCTTTTGCTGACTTCTTGAGAAGTTTAAACCAAAACTTCTTCTCACTCTCTTTGTCGTGATTAAAGCAGGCTTCGTAAAGTTTTTTGATTAGTTTTCTTGTTTTCATAGTACTATTATATATAAAAACTGAAATTTTGTCAAGTGTTATTTTTATAAAATTGTATATGTTCTACTAAATTTACTAGATGATCTTCAGTTTTCTCAATAAAAACAAGAGGTTGTTCATCATCAACTGCCATGAGAGTAACCAACTGATTAATAGGTTCTCCAATCAACTCTTCTACCATCAGGGCATATGCAGTTTCTTGAGCAAAGTAATCACCAATCATATCTTTGGTCTTGATTCTACTACTGGTCTTGAAGTCAATAATAGACAACACACCATCCCAATATGCAATCAAGTCAACTCTACCTGCCATCTCTAACTGTAGAGAGTATAATGCCTGTTCTTGATACCATACCTCACCTACATGTTCATCAATAACAGGTTTAATAGTTCTGAACATCTCTAATGCATCAGGGAAAGCACCTCTAGCATACCCATCTACATTTGCTATGTAATCTTCACATAGTTTGTGTACACGGTTACCTCTAGATGAAGCTTTAGCAGAGATTTTGTTGGCAGTTTCCTCACCAACTCTATTTCTCCATTCCATGATAGATTGTTTCTTTTTAGCACCGATAACGGTAGTGACAGAAGGTAAACGGATTCCATCTGGTGTAGTATAGAATCGTTTACCATTGATATTTTGAGATTGTAGATCTTCCAGTATAACTGGTGGATTGAATTTAAACATTATAATTGGATATATACTTTTTACGGATTGCTTCAAAGAATGTTACATCATCTTCTGTTAGATCTACCCCGTTAATATTTTCTCTATAATCAGAGACATAAGATAGTAATTCATTGAAGTCACCTTCATATTTAAAATGTTCAGTGATCTTCTTGGTATCATAAGCATCCATTATAATATGGTATCTATCTTCATTTGAATCATTTCTGATTTGGTGCCACAGATTAACCCATATCATATATGCTGAACCATCTGCTGGCATATGAAGATGTTCACCTTCACAAATATGAACACATTTCTCATTAGTCCATAAGGGAATATGAATTCTTGCCATGTATTCTGAAGTATCAGCATCCTTATGTACTAGACTCTTACAACTTGCTTTAAGGCATGATACTCTGACTCTACAAGGATAAAAACCAGATTCTTTGATTTGGTCTATGGTTTTCTTAATCTCCCCAACATAAGATTGAGTTGGTTTATCATGCTCAAGACCATGAGCAATACCAAAATATTTGTATGCTTTATAGATTAATTCGTTAGTAGGTAGAAAATTCTCTAGGGTGTCCCCTTGTTCTGTTTGAATTGCTTCCCAACCATCATGCCAATCACTATTACGACTTAGTAGACTCCAACCACCAAAACCATGATACTGTGGTGTTTCATAGTCTTTACCTTGAATGACTTGATCACCAAGAGTAAATACACTTTCCCTTACTTCTTGTTTAAGTTTTTCAATATCAAATTGAAAGTTTAACTTTTCATACCACATTATAATGCTCCGGTTTCTTTCAACATTTCATAGATTTCATCATAAGTTCTATTGAATGTTCCTAGTGTAATTGCTTTTCTAAATTTAAAATCACCTAAAGGTTCTACACTATGGACTTTACTGACATCCAGTAACCATATCTCATAAGGTTTAGCAATAAAACTATCTACCTCTTCCAAGTCTTCTTCTTTATATATACACCCATTAGTTTGGTTTTCTATCTTATAGGTATCTGGACTATCAGACTTGATATTATAAAATACAGTCTTGCAATTATCAGTTTCAATGTAAAAATTTATACTACAAATGATATCGCTATCTATGTGTGGTGGTATTCTAGCATTAATTGCCATAATTGTCAAGTGAAAATCACTCCAGTACCTCTTGGGTAAGATACTATAGATTTGGTCTTCCTCTGGACTCCATATCTTTTTATAATCAATACCTTTACCATTAATACCAGTAAATCTTTTTAACCCATCAGTGACAGCATATATTGGTGTCTCAAACATCTTATTGATTTTACGGAACATCATTTCCACTCTTTGATCTTAGACATTCTACCTGCCCAACTCTTTAATATCACAGTATTTGCTGAATTCTTTCCTACAACTTTTCTAATATCAGTTGTTAATGATATACGTAGATCATTGGATTTATTTTCATCAACACCATGTAGAACATATGAAGGGAAAAATATCAATCTACCTTCAACTGGTTTATATCTTCTCTCTCTAATAAAAGGAGACCCACTGAGAGAATTTCTATCCCAATCTATAGCACCACCAGTATCAAATGCTACTAAGTCACCACAACCTTCTTTTGCTTGTATATAATAGGTAGCTGCTATGGCTGATTCGGTGTGTCCATGAACTTCTAAACGTTCACCTGGTTCTCTGACATTAATCCATCCCATAAAATGCTCACACCCAACTAGGTTAAGCATTCTAATTTCTGGAATATTTTGTGTGATAGTCTTTGTAACTATATCAATGATTTCTTGTTTTATAATATCAAGATTTGGTCTGTTATAATCCCAAAGACTATTGTGGGGATCTTTATCTATTCCAGTAGAAATATTTTTACCAATGTCATAAATTTCATCTAATAGTTGTTTATTAAATTCATCATCAAATTTAGTCTGAACTTCCCATATAGGACTTTTCCAGAATAGATTTTGTGAATTTTCATACCAAGGATATCTATCTTTATCACTCATCATAACAAAATAACCAATTAAAGATTGGATTTCCAATTATTAAATGCGTCTAATAATTGTTTTGCGTTATCGTAATTAACATCATGTGGAATAATAGAATCATTTGGATTATTCTGTGATTTTATTTCTGCAACATGAAATGGATTAGCGTGTACATGATTGAAAATTGGGTGGTTTACATCATCCAATATTTTAATAAGAATGTCTGAATAATCCATAATCATATGAAAATACTTATGTTTGTCTTCAGATGATAGATTCAAAATCCTATTATAAACATCATTATCAAAATAATTCAATACGTGATGATGTTGGTAAATATGATCCAATGGATCAACATTTGGATATAAAACTTCGGTTGTTTCTACTACTTCATCCATTATACACTCCTAACAATCAATTTACTTTTTACTTTCTTGAATAAATTCTTGATACCAACATATGATGATGCAATGTAATAACTACCAAAGAACAAGGAACATAATGTCCAAGTACCAGCAACACCCATTTGTTGTTTCGGTGGTAACTTAGAAACCAAACGGCAAATAGGTCTACCAATACCCATGAGAATTCTACCAATCTCATTGTCAGTTTTAATAGCACCCATTAAATATGCCATGTGTTCTGACCAAGGAGTAGCAATCTTATAAGACCAATTGATACTTGCTTGTTTCTCTCTTAGTTTTCTTTGTTCTTTGTCCCTAATCCAAATCATAACCTCTGGTCCATCACCTTCCATCCAATCAACTACGGTTTGGGCCCAACGTACATATCCTTCATACATATTTGGATCTGTCTTTCTTAACAATTCACCAAAGTTCTGGTCTGCCTGGAATATATTACGTGGCATCAATCCAAGTTCATGCAATTTAGCACAAATGATCTTACTACAATTACAATTACAGTTATAACTAGAAATATTCGCATTACAGTTATAGGTACAAGCACAGTTGCAATTAGGTTGTAGTAATGGTGAACCATCACAATTGGCACAATTTATACATTGAGATGCAAAACATTGCTGACATTGAATATTCCCACAATTTCCAGAACAATTACAATTACCATTATTGCAATTTCCTTGTGCATTACTCTGAAAATATGTAAGACCATAGAATGCTGCTAAATTTGGTTGGCCAGGTCTATTATATTTTATCAAACTGTTAAGAAAATTCAAATCAGATGAATATGTAGCAGGACGACCTATTTCACCGTTTATAGTAGCAACAGATATAGTTCCAGATGATGGTAGAGTCATTTTTTAATCTTCGTGAGTTAGATAGTTAATATTTATAATCATTCTATATGTGATTTACCATATACATCAACACCATCAATGGTAGATACTTTTTCACTTACAACCTTGATTGGTATGACTTTTCTCTTTTTCTTTTCCTTATGTTCAAAGATGGTTCCCCATATATCCTGTCTTTCTAATGGAAGATTATCACTCTTGATTAGAGTAGGGATATATCCGTTAGTCATTTGCATGATACCTAATGCAAAATGAACCACATTATCAGAATAAGCATTAGCACAAGAGATATCCCAATACTTCTCCTGTAGGAACATACAGGCACCTTTACACACATGAAGAACAGGACACTCAGAGCACTCTTTACGATTGGACCAGTGTGTTACAGAATGTAATCTAACATTGTCATAATCATCCAGATTACCTCCACTATGTGATTCACCATTCATAGCAGTTTCAGCAGCACTTACATTCTGACAAGTAATAACATTACCTCTCAAGTCTACTGCTATACTATCTTCTGTATCCATACCACATTTTTGTCCTAGATACTTAGAACCTTTATGTGCAAGAACAGCATCAATGAAACCACCAATCTTTTGAATTTGTCCACTGAATCCCATAAACCCATCAGTCGAGATCATATCTGCTAATGCTGTCTGACGGAATTCAAAATGATCCTTCAATGATTGCAATGAATTAGTAGCACCATCTTCATCATAAGCATCTACAATACCACCTTCACCAATTTGCACATTCTCATCACCAGTTAATTCTACAAACCAATCATAAATTGCTTTACGACTCTTGTTCTTAGAATTCAACATAGCATTGAAACTAAATGGTTTCTTTAATCTGGTCATCATTCTATAGAAACCAAGAATACGTTCTTTCTTCTCTGGATCATCAAAAGGGTCTGGACCACGAACAGATTGACCTGGACCATCATGAGAAATAGAAACACCAAAGTCCATCATCATCAACCAATCAATAATCTCATCGGTTAGGATAGATCCATTGGTAATAATAGAGAAGTGTCTGTTTACATTTAATTCTTTGAATTTTTCACTCAATGCTTCTGCAAGTGGTTTCATAGTCTTCCAATAGACTAATGGTTCACCACCCCAGAATTCTACTTTTACATGTTCTCCAAATTCCAATACTTCTAGTTTCTCTAGAAAAGAATCAATATCTTTCTTATTAGTTTCTGGTGCTCTTTCAACAAATTTTTGTGAGCAATAATCACAGGAGTAATTACAACTCAGACCCATTTGAATTTTTAGAACATTGATTTTTCTAGATTTTTTGATAGGATTATCTTTATCAAAAGGAACTATAGGTTCCATATCATAACTTGGAAGGGGGTCATACTGAAAAACTGTACCATCTTCATTAGATAAAGTATTGGATTCGTTATCATAAAAGAATATTCTTTTATCTTCTGCACTTTTTTCAGCATGTATTTCAAATATCATTTTTTTATAATCCTAATTTCTCTTTTTGAATTAAATAATGTTTTACAAAACCAGATCTTACTACGTCATCAGTAGTAAATTTAATATGAGACACATCTTGCATTTTATCAAGAATATTCATTATCTCTAAGAATCCTGTCTTTTCTCTTTTAATACTTAGGTCATTCTGTGCATGGTCACCACAAAGAATAAAACGGCAGTTCTCACCAATACGAGTCAATACTGAATCAATCTCATGGAATGTTGCAGATTGGAACTCATCAAATACAATAATACAATCAGAGAATGTTAACCCTCTAAGGAAACTGGTTGTCTGAAAATCAATAATCTTCTTCTCTACCATGAAATACCAAGAGTCACCACGACCAATCAATTCATTAACAATATTCTTATAAGGTTCTTGATAAATCTTTGATTTTTCTTCTAAAGTACCTGGAACAAAACCAATATCTCTTGATGGAACCGCAGAACGAATGATGATGATCTTTTTATATCTGGATCTTTCTGCCATCAATTCTTTTAATGCAAGATATAATGCCAAGAAACTTTTACCTGATCCTGCTGAACCAGATAATACTAAATGGTTACCTTCATCAAACTCTTCAAATGTTTTCTCTTGGTTATCTGTTAATGGATTTATTTCCCTTAGATTAAAATGTTGCTTTTGAACTTCTTCTGAGGCCGTCTTTGGTACTTTCTTTGGTTTAACTGCCATGTTATCCCTTTGTTGTTGTTATAAGATTAGATCCACTTACTCCCTACGGTTTTATGATTATCCTTTAGAGTGTTACCTGGAACCGTTGCTTTGATTCTATCAATAACATGATGTTCAAAAGCCGAATCACCTTGACTATACTTAGGTATATTCATTCTCATACTATCAGACATTATATGTAAATGTTCTGCCGAATGATATCTTTCCAAATGTGGATTGTCTAATATAAACTGATCATATTCTTTATATGAAAAAGAATGTTCTGTTACTTCACCTGTTTCTTTATTTCTAAAATCATATCGTGGCATTTGACACTCCAAACCATTCTGGGATATTACGACTATTTATTTTACCTTTCCATGAGGCAAGATGTTGTTTTGCATTCTGATAATAATTTCTATAAGAAGCAATACTATCATTTTCTATTATATATGATTTGTCCATAGCAGGAGTAGGTTCAGTAAATTTATATAACGTAGATATATTTTTAGGTAACAATGCTAGATGACCAAGCAAACCTTCACATTTATGATGTTTACCATATCTGTATGTATATTCATCGAGCAATTCACAAAACAATTCAAACAACCAACGATAATTTGATGCAGATTGTCTTACCCAAATAGCGGAAGGGTGGTTTAAATGTGTTGCCTTATATAAAACATCGTTGCGACCATCAGGAAGAATCCATGATGTGGTTTTACGACCAGAATCGGATATTCCCGTCAATAATACACCATCAATAACACGATGTGCTGTTGAAAGTAGTTGACATGTCTCTAGTATCATTTTGATGCAATGTTTGTCATTGTGCATTTGAGCACAAACCTTGGGGTTATTGTCAAGATAGAAAATGTTAATGTTTTTTCTCCATAATAAAATTTAATTTATAAATAATTATAACACATAAGTTAGATAAAGTAAAGGGGTCTTGCGACCCCCTGTTCTTTATGGATTCTTCCTCGGTCTTCCACCCTTATTACGTGGTGGTTCCAAATCTTCATCCAAATCTGATTGAAAGTTTGGAAAAGGTTCAGATGGAGCAGATGCCTTCAAACTAGCAATACGTCTAGCAATATCACTAGAACTTACTGTCTGAACAACAAACTGCTTGAATGTACTATAAACTTCATCATCCTCAACTTCAACATTAGGAATTGCTTGTTTTACAGTAATACTGGTCATAGAACCAGAACCAGATCCATCCTTAAAAAACAAAGCTGCACTACCATCTGGTAATGGAGCAATCTCAATTACTTCATCTAGATTAATAATAACATTGACACCTTTCGGTACCGAAAACACTTCCACAAATAGCGACATAAAATACTCCAATAAGTAAAAAAAACAATATAAATAAGTGTGAGTCACGGAATTGGCGTTCCCACTCACCCTAACACTTGCATGGAGTATCAGCATGAGTATATATAACAACTCAGAATATTATGTTTATATGTATATCCGAGAAGATTATACCCCATATTATATAGGTAAGGGTATTGGAAAACGTGCTTGGAAACACACCAAAAATGACATAACACACCCACCTAAAGATAAATCTCGTATCATTATAATATCACAAAACCTCACTGAATGTCAAGCATTTATTCAAGAAAGGTATTACATCCGTTGGTTTGGTAGAAAGGATATTGGAACTGGTATCCTAAGAAACAGAACAGATGGTGGTGAAGGTCCAAGTGGATGTAAAAGAGAACCATTTACCACAGAACATAAAGAAAAACTTTCTAAAGCAAAAATAGGAATAATACCAAAAGCAACTTATCTTAGAAGAAGATATAATGGATCGGGTAATCCTAACGCAAAACAAATAACTATAGATGGCATCACATACCCAACACAAAATGATGCTGCCTATGCGTTGGGTATAAGCAAATCAACATTTAGAAAAAAATATATTCATTCTCCTTGAAAATAAACAATATACATTGTACCACAAATTGCTGTCAAAAGCAAGATATAAATCACTTCTTTCCACATTTGATAATAAAAGTATGTGACTTCATTATATATCATCTCTGTTTGTGCGAGTGTCATTGCATCACAATTATCCTCTCCACCCATCATAGTAATAGTGTCCAGAGAAGAACTCAATCTGCGTCTTGCTGAAATATATTTAAATAAACTAATCATATAGACCTTTTACTTTCGGAGTACCACAAGTTACTTTTGATGGACATTCTGATCGTGGACAAACATATCCCATTGGATTAGAACTGATACCACATACACTACACCCTATGGTGACAGGTGTCCGATCAAATGGAACTTGTGGTTGATAAACTTGTGGTCTATTCTCCACATGTCTAACTCTTTCTCTCAAAGCATCAATCTCTTCCCACACCTCACGCATTTTTTTATTGTTTTCAATTTCAGTTTTATCTTCTTGAATTGCTATTTTATGTGCAGTAAGAAAAGCATAAAGACATTGATCAATAGTAAATTGTTTCATATCCTCCAAAAAAGCATCAACTAAACTATCCCAAACTGATTTTTCTTCTTTTTCAGTATTTAACATAATTAATTTTCCTCTTTAACCCATGTGCAACCTAAACAGATTTTCATCATCCATCTAACAAACCAATTAGGAACATTACCTTTACTTGGATTGTAAACCATACCATATCCAGTATTAGGACTAGAACCAAACATGTAACATTTCCAACCAGATTCTTCTGGATATTTTACGAATTTATATTTATTAGAATCAGCAGTTAGTTTTGAATAATCCAGTGTAATAGATTCTGTTGTGTTATTTGCTGTTTCGTTCATTCTTTAATCTCATATAAATCATGTTTTAATCATAATTAACCTGGACAATTTCCACGTGGACATTTCGGAGGTACTGGTCCCTTTTTACCACAATGATAACATGCGTATATATTACTGGGTGTCCAATCAAATGGAACTTGTGGTTGATAAACTTGTGGTGGTGTTTCTTCTTTGACGAGTAATGGTTCAATTACTCTATCATAAATCTTACCAAACATATCTTCATCAGTAAGACCGAAAAACTTCATTCTTACATACAAATCAACCATATCACCTACGACTTCTTTTTTATTTTTCATTAATATAATCCATACAACTCAACACCGCTAGGTACATAAACCATACCATTCTTTTAGTTTTTCTACTTCTGATAACAATACACCAGATTCAATATATTGACTTTTTCTGGCGATACTTCTTGCATCACTTTCAATACAGTTTATCACATCTTTAATCAATAAATCAACAAAGCATTCAAATTCTTTATCATATTGTGATGACCAATCAATCACCGCACCATGTGGTTTCCATGATTCGTTTTTCCAAAAAGCAAAACCAGCTTCTTGTGCTAATTTTCTTATATTATCTTTCATTAGTCAATCCCAAAATGTTCTGTAATACTTACCGAATAATCTCAAACCATTATCAATTCTTTTATTGTGTGCCAGATAACCTTCTTTGTCATGGACACCTTTTGTTTTCCATCTAAGTGGTGTTGTTTTACCTTCATCTTCTGGTCGTTCTTCAAAATCAATTTCTGGATGAACTTTCCAATAATGGTCTTCCCATTTAGAATCTGGTTGTAACTGTTCAAATGTCCAGATAACTTCATCCAGTAACCAATCATATCTTTTTGAGTTATTACTATCCCAATTCCATTCTTGTACTGGTTCTACCTTATCAGAACGCAACTCTTCTGGTGCATCCTCATCATCAACAAAACCCGAACCGTGTTTCTGTTCTTTGAGTTTCTTCATCAAAGGAAGAATAATCAATGCTAATGTAGAATCACAATTCCATACATCATAGTTATCAATTCTGACATATTCCTTACGGGAGTTGTATTTGTTCCCGAAAGCAAGAAGTGCTTCACAAAATGGTTTTAATCTTACATTCCATTTCTTAATGACAGGTTCATCATAATCAATATCTCTCCAGAAAAATACTTTCTCAAGAATAGTATATGGTGAAATCCAGTTGTCTTTGTATGGTCCTAGTATTACTTTCATTACAACCTCAAAAGAAATTCTTGGAGTTTATCCCACACATCAGGAGTTCCATCACAAAGGAATACCATTACAGTAATATACCATAGTAAACCAATCTCAGAACTGTTTTCTACTTTTACCTTATGTACATTCTCATCACTCATACTTTATACCTTTCAAATGTAGATTCTAACATAATAGTATATCCCCTTTCCATCTCATCAAAGATGGGATCGGATTTACCTACCTCAATCTTTCTAACTAAGTATTCAAATCGTTCCAGTTCCTCTTCTGGAAACTGATAGGTGTTGCCGTTATATGTTTGTTTAATCATAGAAGTGGTCATAGGGGTCTTCCGGGTTATCTATATCATCAATTGTCCCTGTATCCAGTGTCACGTGGTCATCGTGTATAATCATTCTGGATATTTTATATCTGTTGTATGCACAAGTTATATAGATATCTTGATCTGGATCTAATCTTCCAAGAAACTCGGTCAACTCACCTATTTTCATTATCATCCTCATAACTTCTTAGAAATCTTAATGTCATCTCTCTGACTCTTTTGGTGCGAAGTGGAAGAAATGCACCACTATCACCAGTCCAATCTTCAAACTCTTTATCATAGAATGAGATATTGCAACAATCAGGATGTTCGTTTTGGAGTTTTGTTAGTTCATCTGCCCACTTCTGCCATACATCATCACTGACAGTAGTAGTGTCCATTTCGTAATATAGACAGGAGTGGACGAGCATTTGTGCCCGTCTTTGCCTGATTTTGGATTTGATTTTATCTGAAGGATCTTCATCAAAGAAGGATTCAATACTCATAATATAATGTCTCAACTCAAGTGTATGGTGGTATTATACCATAGAAAATGGTAAAGGTCAAGATTTATTTTTGTCTTTTTCGGATGGCATGTAGGTGACGGATATTCTTACGTTGTTGTACATGTTGTTGATAACTAGAATGTTTCTGTGTGTGAACTGCCTGTTGACCTTGTTTCTTTATTTGTTTGTTAATTCCACTAACTGCTCCGACACTCGTCTTAGCAACTTTCTTAACCAGTTTTGCACCTAATTTAATAGGTGCAACGGCAGCTTTAACACCTAATTTAGCAGTACCACCAATGACCTTACCTAAACCAGTACCTATTGCAGACCCAACCTTTTTACCTGTCTTATAGGCATTAGATTGTGTATTTCTTCTAGTTGATTCTCTTAACTGCTTAAATGATTTCATTAGAATACCCCTATTATTGATATTCTTATTTATAATAAAAGGGAGACCGAAGTCCCCCAGTTCCCATCCCGATGGGACATTAACTCACACCATAAAAGGATTCAACTGGAATAAACCCATAGAAAGTTCCAGAGAAATAGTCATCAAAGATAGTAATATTATCAATATGTCTACCTTCAAATGTAGATAATGCTCTCTGTCTTGATCCCGTATTCTCCATGATATGTTTAATACGTTTTCCATCTAAACTATAGAACTTTCTCCAAGCATACTTCCTTTTCTGATTTTCCAAATCCTTTAGTGGACTAAAATCAACTACATCAAAGACAAAATATTTAAGATTACCTGAACCAGGTGTCATAATTCTACCTTTGATTACAACGTGTTTCATAGTTTACCTCTTAATCACAAGATTGTTTCCATTCTACCCCATCATTAGTAGAACACTGAACTAGACCCTGTTCTGCCTTTTGAATGTCATTATATGCAATATAAAAGAATGGACCAGTAGATGCCAGAATAATAAAAATAAGACCCAAAAAATATACTAACTTACTCACAAGATTTCCTCCAAGCTTCTACAAAATAGTTATCATCAACTTTAATGAGACATTGTTTCAGTCCCAAATCTTTCATTACAACCTTTTCGTGATAGTCAGTATACAACACACCAAACACAACAAAAGTTAATAACATAATAGTCCACTTAATATTCACATTCACCTCTTTTTTCTAATATCTCTTCAATAACATATCTACAACGATAACAGTTATGACATATATTCATGTCTTCAAAATCATCTACTGTAATATCTGGATTCTCATCTATTATCTTGTGGATTGCTTCCTCATTAGCACCTGCACAGACACAAACAAACATTATTCGTAATTATTCCAATCAGTTATAACAAAACTCAATTTGATAAACACCTTATCATCCTCTGGTGCCCTCCACGCACTTACACAGAAACCACCAGTGGATATATTACATTCTTTATCTCTTTCCAAATCTTTGACTGCTTCTTTAATAAGCATTCTTGCACGTTTACGCAGTTCATAGATATTAGGAACACCATAACCATCAATACCTGCCCATTTCCAATCAAGGTATTCCATTACCCGATGGACTTTCTCAAAATCAAAGTTGTCCATAATATTGTCAATGGCATCTTGTGTTTCTTCACCAATCATTATATATTTTATATATTTCATTATATATTCTCACTTGTTTAATGTGGGGTACAGTATACCATATAATCTGGTAAATGTCAAGACAATAAAAAGGGGAGCCGAAACTCCCCTCATGTAATTGTAAAGTTGTACTTTACTTTTGCATACCAACCAGTTCCTGACCAATTAAGTTAGAGAATGATTGGAACACCTGTAGTAGAACACCAGCGATTGCTAATGCCAACCAACCAAAGAACACGAAACCATAGTTTAATTAATACCAAAATGTTCTTTAATATCTTTAATACATTTATCAGCCATATTTACCATTGAACCATATGCAAGTTTTGCATCATCAGATACATCCAATTTGCTGTTTGCAACCGTATTGGCATTATTTCTGTTGTGTTTAATGATATCTATACATTTTTCAATGTCACTTTTCATATTATTCCCCTTCTTTAAACAAAGGAACGGCTCCGCTCATCTCTCTAACATATACAAGTGAAGTTGGAAATTCATCTAATGAACCTTTGTGAGATTTAATTTCAATACTAATATTTCTAGGATCTGGGTCATCTCCATTCCTTTCAACACCATAAAAGAAACATTCGGTTGTTCCCATATCAATCTGTGTTTTAAAATATTGTTTATTCATTATATATGGTCTATTATACTATTGTTGACCATTTTTGTCAAGTAAATTCCAAAATTTTTATTTTCATTTCTTTAATCCCCTATTCCTTTCTTCTATGTTTGCTGAAATATAGTCCAGTTCAGTTTCTATTTCTTGTAATGTCTGGATAATGTGTTGATGTTGTGAAGCAATACTATCCACAATCTGTGATTGTAGTACAAGCCTTTCTTTTTCCAACCTATGCCTTTCTTCAGATTGAATGGCAATAACAACCAAATATACAATAATACAAATAGTTAAAATAAATGACTGATATGATTTCATTGTTCAAACTCTGCAAAAAACGAATCATGGTCTGATTCTAACACAATGCCTTGTGAGCATTTTACCTCTTTGATATCCTTATCTCTCTTATGTTCCTTTTCAAACCTCTTAACTGCCTGTATACATTCCCTATAGGATGGTTGCTGTCTTAACAGCACCTCATCAGGAGAAGAAAACAGAGTCACCAAAAAAACCCATTCCATCAATCACCTCTTCAATTTTTATATATTATACCATTACCTTTGGTAAATGTCAAGATAAAAAGTTATGTAACCCAACTCTACCTAACCTTTCATCCTGTAGTTCTTTGTATTCTTCGTTGAGTTCACATCCAACCCAATTCCTTTTATGTCTTTCAGCAACGAACCCAGTGGTTCCAGAACCAAAGAATGGATCAAGAATAACATCACCAACACGACTAGAAGCTAGTATACAAGGTTCAATAAGTTCTGTTGGATATGTTGCAAAATGTGCACCTTTATATGGTTTTAGTTGTACGTTCCAAACACTACGTCTTTGTCTCTTACCACCACCAACGGCAGGTTCTTTAATAACATCACTATCAAAGTAATAGTTCTTACTCTTAGATAACAAGAATATATATTCATGTGATTTAGTGCAACGATCCTTTACTGACTCTGGCATTGGATTTGGTTTACTCCAAATAATATCCTGTCTAAGATACCAACCATCTGCACGTAAAGCAAATGCCAACATCCAAGGAATACCAATAAGGTCTTTACTCTTGATACCATCTAGTTTGTTATTTCTGGATGGTGAAATAGCAGGTAAATCTTGCATAGTTTTGCTAACTGATTGTTTTACAAAGGAGTTACCTGTTCTATAGTTATGATAACTATCTCCAATGTTTACCCATAAAGTACCATCATCAGTCATGATATCTCTTACCTTACGGAATACCTCAACCATACCTTGAATATATAGTTCTGGACTTTCCTCTAACCCTATCTGATCGTCAATCCTCTTAGCACCACACTTGGCACAGACACTCTTATAGATCGCGTCACCTACACCATTATCAACACTTTTATGACCTGTATTACAACCAGCATTTACTTTGGTATCTCTCATATGGTTACAGTTTGGATCACCACCTTCCCATGAGGCAGTTCCATAATCTCTCAACCCATAGTAGGGGGGTGAAGTGATACAAGATTGGATGATAACACCCTCATCCTTCATCTTATCCAAACTATCACGGCAGTCACCAAAATAACACTTATTCATACAAACTCTAATGATTTAATTTTATCGGAAAGTTCTTTTACACTACAATCAAATGTGTGAATCCATAACCCTCTGGTTCTGAATGTCTTGAAACCATTTACCTCAAACTTCTCTTTATGGCATAGATTGGTTTTACCCGATGGTAATACCTCAAGTTGATAGTTAAGGTCTTCTAACCAATCCTTAGAATATTTTACATCAGATCTAACTTTTGGTTTTACTTCAACATTACCTATTTTCTTTACCTCAGTGCTACCTGTAAGAAACTTACCAAGATCATTATTGGTAGTTGCTTCAATATCACCTTTCTTCTTTCTTGCCATTATATAGGTCTACCATTACTATCAAACTGGTCTGGATTTAGAAGCTGATACCCATCTACCTCTCTTCCATTACGATGCACCAGAATATTACCTCCCATCTTCTTAATCATGTAGATATAGGTGGATATTCTATAGATGATATTCTCCATATCAGTATCTTTGAACTTATTGTGAAACTCAGATACCATATGTGGTTTACCATCCAATAGAACCTGACAAATCCTTTCGTTTCTACCTAACTTATTCTTCATTATACAAGATCCTTGAACATAGTTTTACGTCCTTCTTCACCTAGAGTAGCATCAAACATTTCTCTTACTCTTTGTAACATAGCACAAGATAACATTAACATATCTTCTCTTGAATTGCACCTCTGAATTTGTTTATCAATAGGTGACATTAACTCACCCATTCTTGTTTTAACATCAACAGGTTTCTTAAATGGTATTATATTGTCACTCATATTTTCCTCTGACTCATAAGGTCTTCATACATATCCATCAACTTACTGAATTTTAGTTCATAAATCTGGTGCATACCCAATAAAGCATTAGCAATCTGATCTTGTGTTAGATTCTTATCCATCACACCTTCAAATAGTATATTAATATCTTGTGTCACGTTCCAACACGAAAACATATGTTGTTCAAAATCAAAATGAGTCACTTTTTTATCCTCTGGTGTCCAGAATTCACTATCCAATTCTAACTTATCTGTGTCATTACTCATACAACATCCTTCATTACTTTAGTTTCTACAATAGTCAATGTAAGACCATCACCATTTAAATCAATAAAACGTTGTGCTAACTCTCTGGTTTTAAACGCATTAATAAACATACTACCAGAATAGTTCTCTTTACCCACTAAGAATAACAAATATACAAACTCTTCCACTATTCAACTCCGAAATGTTTCTTCAACAATTCATCTTCAAATACTACATTGCCAGTAGCATCTAATGCAACTTCCACATTATCATATACAACTTTAATACAGTCCTTAACAATCAATTCAGCAAACTTTCTGTCTCTTACGGTATGCCAATCCGGATGATATTCGCCACGTGAACTCAGATAATTATCTGCATAAAGATCAGCCTCGTCTGCAATCCTTTCAATCTTTTCGTTCATTCTTCAACTCCAAAATGTTCTTTCAAATCTCGTATAATAAACTTCACGGCATTATCCCATATTTCATTGTCACCGCCTCTTTCGGCATCATTAACAATGCCTAGACATTCTCTGACAATCAACTCTGCGAATCTTTCATATCTAGCATTCTCAGCACGATATTCCAAATCCACTTCAGTTTCATCTGGGACTGGAAAGAATCCAGATTGTTCTGCAAGTTCTCTAATCTTTTCGTTCATTTTTTCTTTCCTGTAGTTCTCGTTCAATATCATACACAGTGAAAAACCCCAAAAAAACTAACAAATTAAATATTGTTGTTCCACAAAATACTAATAGATATACGATATCTTGTTTGTGAGAATTGGGAAAAAGGAATGTGATGCTCAAAGCAATAACATATGTAATCAGAGAAACCCATAAGGTGTTTTTATATACCTTATGCATCATTCAATACCAAAACGTTCTTTGATTAATCTCACAGTTTCATCATCATTGGCGCATGACATTTTACCATATTTTGTTTCGTGTGTTTGTTCGGCAATGACTAAACATTCTCTCACAATCAACTCGGCAAATAATTCCACTTCTTCAATATCAGCATTTCCACAAATAAAATATCGTCTGGGAGTTTC